TTTAAGGACATTGAAAAGATTGTACTACCATTTTTGTACAATCTTTCCAAGTCCGAAGAGCCTTATATCCATTGGCCGAATAGAGGTCCAATCATTAAGGCGCAAATAGAAAAGTTACTTAAACTAACGAGAGGTTAATTATGAACTATAAACAATATCATAAAGAACTAAAAAAACAAGTGAATGCAATTGAAGAACAAAGAAATAATGATAGAACATCATCAACTTGGTATGAACTCAGAGAGTTAAAGAAACAGAAACTAAAAGCAAAGGAACAATTAAATGAAACTAAGCAATAACTTTAGTTTAAAAGAACTGGTCGCCAGTCAAACGGCAGACAGAAAAGGGATTAATAATAATCCTAATGAAGACCAAATAAACTCACTTAAATTGTTATGTGAAAAAGTGCTACAACCAGTGAGAGATCACTTCGGTAAAGTAGTTACAGTGAGCTCTGGTTTTAGATCAGAGGAATTATGTGAAGCAATTGGTTCTTCAAAAAATTCACAGCACGCCAAAGGTCAGGCTGCGGATTTTGAAATATTTGGAGTATCAAACCAAGAATTAGTTATTTGGATAGATCAAAATTTAGATTATGACCAAATGATTTTGGAGTTTTGGAAAGGTCCAGATGAACCAAATTCTGGTTGGGTACACGTATCGTATAAAAAAGAAGGAAATAGAAAAGAACTATTGAGAGCTTTTAGAAATACGTTTGGAAAGACACAATACGAACCATACGAATACTGAACGCCTGACGAGCTTAATAATATGTATGCGAAAAAGGGCGTTTGAGGGTTGACAAATGCCCTATATTATGATATATTATAATGATACAATAAATGAAGGTGAAATATTATGGCAAAAAAAGAATTTAATTTTATAGAATTAGACAAATCAAAACTTCCTCAAACTGTTGGTAAAAAAGTAGATGGTTTTCGTTTCTACGACATAGATGGTAAAGCATATCCGTCTGTTACAACGGTATTAGGTATTAGATCAAAAGAAGGTTTACAAAAATGGCGTGATAGTATTGGTGAGAAAGTCGCCAATTGGGAAATGGGTAGAGCTGCTCGTAGAGGTAAAGCAACACATTTACTAGTTGAACAATATTTAAAAGGTGATACACCATCCGTTAGAGATGTATTACCATTAGGTTTATTTAAGTTATTAAGACCGTATGTAGATCAAATTAATAACATACATTGTTTAGAAACGATAATGTATAGTCAGAAGTTAACCATTGCTGGTCAAGTTGACTGTATCGCTGAATACAATGGTAAACTATCAGTTATTGATTTCAAAACAGCAAACAAAGAACGAAAAGAAGATTGGATTGAAAATTACTTCTTACAAACAACTGCTTATGCAATAATGTATGAAGAGCTATTTGGTAAATCAATTGAACAAATAGTTGTTTTACTTGCTGCCGAAGATGGTACAGTTGCCTCATATATCAAAGAGAAAAAAGAGTATATGCCGATGTTAGAAAAGGCGATACAAGACTTTTATAAATATTATGAGGAAAACAATAAAGATAAAATCAAGCAAGAAGATTAAAAAGGTGGCCCAAGTTTTATCGGAAAGGGTCAATGAAAAAAATAATCATAGGATTTTTGTTACTTTGTACAAGTGTATTTGCTGAAGAAACATATGATTTGTATTGGCAACAAGTACCAGCGGTTTGTGGAGCTCCACCAGAAGTACAAAGATATATTTCTGATGAAGACTTTAAACCAGTACATTTAAGTTTAGGTAGAGTATCTAGTCTACCAGACGGCGAACCAGTTTATATGATAAGTTATTACGAAAATGACGATCAGATATTAGTTACTGTAGATGTTTCTGGCGCCAATGAAACTTGTATATTGTTTAGAACGTTTAATAAATCTGAAGTCTTAAATTAAACTTGACAAATTAAGGCCAATATGTTATATTGGTAATGTTATAACTGTGGTGGTGAAAACTAGCGTTAGTAACCACCCAAAAAAAAGGTGAAAATGAATAGTAAAGAATTTAGTTTAAAAATAGAAAACATAGTCAAAGAAAAAAAGTGTTCACATATGGACGCTGTAATTTTATATTGTGAGGAATTAGAAGTAGATCCTGGCACAATAAAAAATCTAATATCAAAATCATTAAAAGAAAAAATTAAGTTAGAGGCCACTAATAAGAGGATGCTAAAATATCCTAGAAGTGGCCAATTGCCTATTTAATTATGTATGGAGGGTTTGATGTATTTAAAGTTTACTTGGGTGTTAAACTACATTTTACAACGAATACATATGATTATGTTAAATATGACGGAAAGGTTAACTGTAAATTAGATACCTTTACAAAAAGAAATGATAGGTACTTTTTTCACAAGTTAAGTAAACAATATGGACAAGATAATATACTTGATTTCTTTGTTGCTAACTTTGCTTCAGATAGCAAGGGATGGATTGGTAATCTTTTACAAAGAGATGGTAAAGATGTTTACCTGGATTATAAAAAGCGTAAAGAAGCATTTGCCTATCACTTTAGGGACGATTGTGTACGGATTAATAATGATTTTCTCTCTAATAATATTTCTTTTGATGATGGTTTTATTTGCCGTGGCGGACAACATCCTAGATTGTTACGCTTACTTATTCAAAAAAGAGCGTCACAGCAGACCATCATTGTGCTTGACCACTTTTTATCGTTTAGTAAGAATTGGTCTAAAGAGATTACCGAGAAAGTTGTATGGCCTAAAATCTCATCTACGCTTACCAGATTAAAACCTTTTATTAGGTTTAACGAAACAGAATGTAAAATGATTATGAAAGATGTGTTTTTAAACAAATGAAAATAGTAATTATATTAATTTTTATGTTAACAGTTGGTTGTTCACAAAATAATAAAGAAGTAAAGTGGAATGATCCTGGTTTTACAGTTGTGAGAGCCATTATAACAAACGGAATGAGTCTTGGCAAATGAAAAGAGTATTTGTTATAGGTAATGGTGAAAGCCGTAGAAGTATTGATTTAAGACAATTAAGAGATCACGGTAAGATATACGGTTGTAATGCTTTGTATAGAGATTTTACACCAGATGTTTTAGTAGGTGTAGACCAAGGTATAATGCACGAAATATATCATAGTGGTTATGCTTATAACAATCAATGTTACTTTAGAAATTGGTCAAAAGTACCTGCTGAATTATATGAAAATATGATTAGATCAGGTGTAAGTGAAGATGATATAAAATTGGCAAGAGAAGAAGGCGCCTTTTATGAAAATGAAAGAACGCCAGAAACAAATCAGTTTGTAATGCACGGTTCAAATGTGGCAGGTGTGGTAACTATAATCAAAAAAGATAAATCAAAACAAAAGAAACATATACAACAAAAATCAATTAAGATTTCTTGGATCAAAGATAATGATAAATCAAATTGTATTAATGATGTATTAAATAAAAAGAAAGATCCAGGCTGGGCAGCTGGACCAACTTCAGGATATATTGCCTGTGTTAAAGAACAACCAGATGAGGTATATCTAGTCGGCCATGATTTAAATAGTACAACTGGTAAAGTCAATAATATGTACAAAGGCACACAAAATTATGTGGTGGCAGATCACTCACCTACACCAAGTGTAAATTGGGTGACACAATGGAAACAGACATTTTGGGATTATAATGGTAAAAATACACACAAAAAGATACAATTCTATAAAGTCAATCCTAATCTAAAAAATGTAGATGAGGTCAATAAACCTGTATTGGAATGGGATGGTACAGTTAGAAACCTACAGTATATTGATATGGCTGAATTTAAAAAGAGATTTAATATCAAATGAACATTGACTTTTTAATTAAAGTATGTTATATTATACAGAATATGTTAAAACAAATAAAGATTCGAACTTTATTTGGCCTTGTGGCTGAACAACGCTTAAGCGGGTGTAAGGCGAGGGTAGTGAGGGTTACGGCCTAGTGGCTGAAGACACACTATTTTGCTGTGAGTACAGACCATCTAAAATTAGATTGGACGCTTCTGGAAAGCTTGTGGGTAAACCAATAAATCCCACCAGGTACATATTAGATAAGAGGTAATTATGTTTGACAGTATAATTTACAAACTGTGTGATAAGATAGTTTCTATCTGTGAGAGAATACAGAATAGAATTAAAAACACTCCACAAAAAGATTGGTTAAAAGGCTATCATAAGTGGAAAAGAAGTATAAATAAAAATGAAGGCGAATAATATAGCCTACACAAATACAACGAATACAAAGTAATAAGGAGAAAATATGGACTTTGAAACATTAAAAAGCTCGTCAAGCAATTTT